GCCATCCGACCGTTTCCGCCCGGTTTTCACCCCCTCTATGCCCGCCATGGCCACGGGCGGGGGACGAATCGACCCCGCTGCTTTCATGGTTTTCTTGTACGTGTTTAAACGCTCTCTTAACAGGTGTTTAAAAATATGCTTTCAACAAGTTTTCACATCGGTTTCAACTTTTCCACATTTCCCGAGGTGCTGCGCCGCACGCAGCGGGGAAACGGGCAGGCAGGGCAGCCGCTCTCATGCATAGCCCACACGCACCGTTTGCACAACTCCGGCGGCTCCTTCAGCTTTGCGCCGGAGATCTTCCGTGCCAGCTCCCGCCGCGGGTCCTGCCTCCGCTTCATGGTCCGCCGCCCTCTGTCACGGGGATAACGCCGAACCGCACCCGCCGGGCTGCGCCGCCCAGCTCCGCCGTCACATACGCCCGGCGCTGCCGCCGCTCCATCCGTACCGGGCAGCCTGCAAAAGCCGCCAGCGGCCCGCCCAGCACATGCCATGTGCCGTCCGCACGAAACAGCACCCGGCTGGGTTCCAGCGTTTCCTCGCTGTCCAGCCGCCACCGCAGCGCCTCCTGCGTGTCCAGCGCCTGCGGCTCTCCACAGTGAAGCCCAAGCCAGCGGATAACGCCGTACACCGGGGAAACGACATGGAACAACGCCGCGCTGTAGTCCGCGCCTACGAACACATATCCCGGCAGCAGCAGCCGCTCCTCGGTCTGCCACTGGCCCCGCCGCCGGATCTCCATCCGCTGGGCCGGAGCGCGAGCCTGTACACCTTTGCGCCGGAGCGCCGTGCATACGTCCCGCTCGCTTCCGGTCATGACCTGAAGGACGTACCATTTCATCCGCGCTGCGCCCCTTTCTGCCGGCGCTCCAGCGCCGCAATGAGCTGGCGGTACAGCTCCGGATGTTCCGTGCCGAGGGCTGAGAAGAACTCCGCCTTCAGCTCGCCCACGGCGGCCTGCGTGTCATCCTTGCTCTGAATATCCAGTCTGCGGGCGTACGCCACGGCCTTTGTCTGCGCGTTCATCTCCCGCAGCAGCTTATCCAGCGCGATATCGTTCCACTCTTCGTCCGGCTTCGACAGGATGGCGTCCAGGATCTTCTGCCCCGCCACCCGGTTGATCACCTCGGAAAAATCCAGCTCCGGATACTTCGCCGCTTCCCGCACCATGGCGTTCATCCGCTCGTTTGTCACACGGATATCCTCCAGCGAGGCCAGCAGCTTTCTGCTGTAGGTGCTGATTGCCTGCAGGCTCAGCGTGACGTCCAGGCTCGCCAGATACTTCTGAATATCCGCGAGCGTGCAGGTGTTCGTCGCTTTCACCATCTCATCCACGACGTCGCGGACCTCGGGCGGCAGCTGTGATATGGTGCTGCGGCTCCTGTTTTTTCCGCGCATCCTCAAGCCCTCCTACATATCCACCAGCGGGTCTTTCTTCACGCAGCGCTGCAGCTGGATGCCGCGCGGCGTCAGCTTGACCTCAAGATCCTCCAGCTCTGCGTCCGAAACGCTGGACGGGGCTTTGTCCTCGATGCAGCGTACCTGCAGGTATCCGCTGTCCGCCAGGTAGTTGATGCTGCTGCACAGCGCCATCCGGTCCATGCCGCCCGCCAGCGCCAGCAGCAGGCCCTTCAATTTTAAAAATTTGAAATCGCAGCCCGCGATGGCCAGCGTGCGCATCACAGTTCCGTTATTGGCCGCAAGCTCGCCGGCCTGCATCTTCCGGCGCAGTTCATTTTCGTCCATCTCAGTTGCCTCCCTGCTTCATCATGAACTCCATCAGACGGTCCAGCTTGTTCTCCAGCTTCAGCTGGTGCGAAACAAATTCCTCGCGCCGGATGCAATTTTCCTTGATGTCTTTCACATCGTCGCTCATCTGCCGGATCTCCGTGCGCATCTCTGTGCGCATTTCCTTCATTTCACGGCGCAGCGCTTCAACGTCTTTTTGGTGTGCCGTGCGCAGCCGTTCCAGATCCTTCTGGTGATCGTCGCGCGGTGTGTAATTTTCCCGCACCTGCTTGATGTCCGCACGGTTTTCATCCAGCTGCCGGAACACCGAGCGCCCGAACAAAAATCCTACCAGCCCCACCACCGTTGTCACGATGATCGTTATGAGCCACCATGTCCCGGCGTCGAACGTCATTGCGGTTTCCTCCGTAAATACAAAAAAGATAAGGCACGATGCCCTCGTTGTGAGTTCATCATACCTTATCTTTACAACAATCCTCCACCACAAAAATGCAGCAAAAAATTGCAGTCCTTATTCAGTTTCAGGAGCATCGAACAGGGAGACCTGGCCGTCTATGGGAGCCTGCCGCAGTTCCCGAATCTTGTCCCGGATGATCGTGCGGACCATACTTTCGCCTAGGTCCCATTTTTTACAAAGCTCGTACACGTTATATCCGTTGTATTCCTCCCGGATCAGCCTGTCCCGGATGGGAATGAGCAGCGTATCCGCCTGCGGGATGTATACCCGCCCGGTGCCGCCGTACACATCCACCAGCCGCCGGAAAGCATCCATACCGATGGTCTCAGCGAGTTCATGCGCCTCGCCCTTCAGGTCATCCAGCTGCAGGTGGTTCAGCAGCTCATTCCGCATTTGAAGCCGCCTCCTGTTCACGGTGGTACCGAGCGCTGTGCAGATACTCCATTTCCTTGCGCTGTGTCAGGCTTTTGAGCCCCTCGATCAGTACGCCGCCCTGTTCGAAAGTTAGAAACCGAAACGGTTGAGCAGGAAAACTCGTTACCTTGAACTGTTTGGTGATCAGGCCGCACAGACGGTCACGCAGCTGCACGCCCTCCGGTGCCGGGTCGAACTTTTCAAGTTGAAACATGAGGTACCACACTTTTTTCTGCTGCGCCGCGCTGACGCCGCCCGGTGTTTCGTCATATTTCCGCGCCCGTTTTTTCTTTGGAGCGGCCGGTGCGCTGCGTCGGCGCAGCTCCGTGAGGACCTCCAGCGCCTCGGAATGTGTCAGATCCTTGACGGACGTCTTGCCTGTCAGCCCCTGCACCAGCTCGTGCAGCGCGTCCTCATGGCTGCTCCGGTCCACCATGCCCAGCTTTGCCGCGATGGCATATATATTTTTGACTTGCCCTTTGTCAATATCCAGAGCGCCCATGGCCGCTCCTCCTTCCTTACTGCACTTCCGGCTGTTCGCCGCTGATGTCGTAGTAGAACTCATCCCGCGTGCGGATATATGCCCCGATGCTTTCCAGCAGCGCGGGCGGCTCCTTTTTAAGCGCCTCCCGGTCCAGCGTCTCCGTGGTCTTCACTAGTTCCTTACGGCCCAGGGCCTTCAGCGCAGCGATGGCCTCCGCAACCTTGGCAGGCGCCAGCATCAGCTTGCTGGAGGCGCGGTATCCTACCTTGCCGAATACCAGCGTCCGGCTTTTTCCGTCCAGCTCTGCGCGGTGCGCGTCCACATATTCCTTGACGTCACCCTCCAGCCGCTTGATGCGGTTCTGCAACGGCTGTGCGTTCTTATTGTAGTCGTCCTTCAGACCGTCGATCCGGCGGTCCAGCTCCACGCCCAGCTCTGTAAGCGCGTACTGGCACTCCTTCAGATCGCGCAACGCCACATCTACTGCCGTCCAATCCCGCAGCACCGGCTCGCTGGCCACTTTCTTTCTTGCCACTATGTACACATCCTTTCTCAAAATTCCGCCCTCTGCATTTTCCGGGCTTGGGACCGGCCCCGGCCCAATCGGGCAGGGGGCTG